ATAACTTTCTTTAATTTAATTCCCTACCTTTTTTCTCCAAGCCTCTGGATCACGATTGAACTCTTTGTATTTCTCAAGAACCTCATCTGGTAATTTATTATTGAAAAAAGAAATAATATCATTTGTTACAAAATTAGCACTGGCTACTGTTGCCACAGGAAAAGGATTAATAGCAACAGCTGCTTCTGCCACTTCTCCAAATTTTACGACATCATTAACAATCGAAGCACCAGCGGCTGCACCTACGCCCATAACTTGAAAGAATTTACGGCGATCTAAATCCATCACTTAATCCTTTTTAGATATTGCAGCATCTGAGAAGGCGAAGACTGTACCTTAGTCTTAGATTTTTTTGGTAGCTTAGCCCGCAACCTTTTCACAAGATCGTCAGTCATAGTCCTTCTCCTTCTTCAACATCAATCTCAACTTTTATGCAAGCCAAACGATCATCACCATCGTAATGATCAGCTTCTTCTTTGCTAGAACAACACAGAAAACAATATTCATATACATTGAGCCAAACAGTTTTCTTAATGCGTGGTTTAACTTCAACAAGGTCACATTCTGGGCTGCCAGTCTTACTATAAATACCATCATTTATATTCCATTCCCCCCCGAACCAAGAATCCTTCCAACATTCAAAATGCCCATAAACTGTTTCACCATCGATGAAGTTTAATTTAACTTCATAACCATCTTGTGTGCGGTATTTTTTGCTAAGATCAATCATAATCCTTCTCCTTCATCACAATCTATCTCAATAAGGTGACATCCATTCCAAACACCGATAACATACTTACCTTCATTTACACTCCATTTACCATCAACCCAATGGCCCCACTTACTTTTATAATGACCATAAACTTCATCACCATTAATGAAGCTTAACTTAACTTCATAACCTTCTTCAGTGCGGTACTGTTTGCTAAGATCAATCATTTTTATCTCCTATTCTGCAAGAGTAATTTTACTTTTTCCCTTCATCATTTAACTGCTTTTCAATCCATTGTTTAATCAATTTAGCTGTTGGATCTATAATCTCCTGAACATTCTTTGAGTTATAAAACTGCTCTCCGTAAGAGAAAGCTGCCATGCGCATTATTGTGTTTTCAGAGGGAGTTGTAATTTTAACTACTAATAAAATTAGGAATACCTTTATGATTGTTTTAATATATTTTCTGCAATGACACGCAACTTCCTCAAGTTCGCCAGAAAATATAATAAAAATCATCATCAACAAAATAAATGTTAAAAGAAAAGCTGCTGTGCCTGAAATGCTGTCAATTTTATCAAAAACCTCAGCCAGATATACAAGTATTGCTAAATTAGTCATAACCCTTCTCCTTCTTCACAAATCTATTTCAACCTTCACACAAGCAAGGCGACCCTTAAAACGTGCCGCATCTGCATCTTCTTTTGTAGCATGGACTAATACACCTCCTGTGTGTATGTTCAGCCATAAAGTTTGTTTGACGACCCAGTAATGCGCCATGTTATAGCTTTAACAAAACTACGATATGATTTATCCATTTTTAATAACCTTTATTTTAAAAAATACCAAAGGAAGAAAAGCAGCACCAGTGTTCCACAAATATTATCTACTGCTGCATCGCTCATAACCCCTCTCCTTCTTCGCAATCTAACTCAACTTTCACGCAAGCGAGGCGACTACCACCACGATCATGAAAATCTGCACGACCACAAGAACGATAATGGACATCAGCAAAGTCTTTTGTCGAATGAATAGATATGCAGTCTTTGTACACATTGACCCACACAGTGCGTTTGATGCGTGGCTTTTCCTCGGCAAGGTCATAGACATTTAGTGCATACCACAACAATTCACCAGTTTTTTCATCCCATTGATGCGGACACCAATCAATGCCGATCTTAACCCAGCCATAAACACTGCCACGATCAATATGGCTTAACTTAATCTCTTCATTGCGTGGATTGGTGTATTTCTTTTCTAAATCAATCATCTGTATTTTCCTGATTTATAATATGAACATTATAATCTTTATCTTCTCTGATATGCCCATTGATGATGCTAAGATACAGTCGTATTTCCTCCTGCCTTTCAGAAGTAATGCCGTCAGTATTCAAATCATTTAGAATATTTTCAAACAATTCAGCGCATTTAAACAATGCACGAACAATGTTCTCATAATCTTTTCGTGGATAGGATTGATAAAACAACTCATCAAGTTTGTTCTGTATATCTCTATAATCATTCCATATCTGTTGATTTGCAGCAGTGCGAAACATACTAATCTCCTTAAAAATATACTGTCAATATAATATAGACTAAATATCAGACTGGGTAAAGCGGAACTGGCGGTTTGCCCCAATTTTTCTTACTAGCTTCTAATTCTTCAGCAAGTTCAGTTGGCCTTTGCAATAGCCCAGTTTGTCTAATGTGGCTCATAGCAATACTGACTGTATCGACCAAATCATCATGTGCGCCCTTGGGGAAGGATGCGACTTGCTCAATTACCTCAGTGCTCCAAGACATCTCAGGTGCAAATACCAGCCCCTCCGCAAATAGATGCTGGACGGCATATAGGCGGCTTACCTTATCTTTGCCCTTACCCTTGTAATCTACGAGCTGGACGGCAAACTCCTCCGCTCCATAGACACGCCGCAGCTCCTGCGACACGCTTATACCTGCTGCTTTAGCCTCAATAAGCAGTTTATCTATATTAAATTGCTTGGCTGTCTTTTGTACTTTCTCTACTAAATCGTGGAACTGCAACCGAGCTTGCCATGCGCCGATTAGCATAACTCGTGGCGACATCTGACCATAGCTACGCTCGACCTGCATTGTCCTACCATCTTCGCCAATAATACGAGATGATTTGGCTGTGATGTCATGCTCAAAGACGCCCCAGATAGACATTGCCGAGAAGTCATTTTCTTCCTTTTCCGTATATGCCGTATCCAAGGCTGCCACAATATAAGAAAACGGAGGGTATTCTGATGCTTCCCATAACTTCCACCAATCGCTGTCAATGATACCGCCGCCCTTTGGAACGGGTAACTGCTGCAACTGACCAGCGGCAGCAAATGGGCCGAGGTTAGTCTCAAGGTTCTTAACTTCTTCCTCCCCGAAGCGTTCAGGCCAGAGCAACTCACCCTCTTGAGTTCTCCAGTCTGACCAACCAATACTAGTTGTATAGCTTCGGGAAGGACTGAAACGCATCGGCAAGCACAGATGCGTCCATTCTTCAAAGTTCTTACTCATCAAATAACCCGTCAGATCACGTTCCGACAGTCTTTGCTGAATAACGACATAAGCACCAGTCTTGGCATTGTTAAGGCGGGTTGATAAGGCGCCTGTCCACCATTCAATTGTGCTTTCAATCGTAGCATCAGAATAAGCTTCCTGTGCTGCATTAGGATCGTCAACGATAATAATATTACCGCCTTCACCCGTAAGAGCCGAACCCACAGACGTTGCCAGCCTCGACCCCTTCTTGTTGTTATCGAACCTGCCTTTAGCTGCTTGGTCAGGCATAAGCTGAAAGCGATCACCCCAATGCTTCTGATACCATTCGCTGGTAATCAATCGCCGCATCTTCAAATTATCACGCAAGCTCAATTGTTGCGCAAACGATGCCGTTAGGAATTGAACGCCTGGACCCGATGTATCAGACAATTGGCTTTGCGCCCATGTCCATGCAGGCCATGCCACACTTGTTAAGCTGGACTTAGCACAGCGTGGGGGAATGTTGATGACTAGCTTCTTAATCTGACCATCAGTCACAGCCATCAGATGCTCGGCAACCGCCTCAATGCAATTCCCATCCACGAATGGAGAACTGTCGATATACTTCCACGCCTTAGTCAGAAACTCATAGAGGCTTTCTTCACAGTCTTCCTTTTCGATTTCCTGCAAAGTTTGATCGGGGTATTCCGTAATCAGCGTCTTTATGTAGCTGTCAAGGTCTAGCATCGTTGATTTGCCGTTTCTTTGGCAGGGTGCAGAACTTCTCCCCGTTTGCCTTATCCATCCAAATTTCTAGTGTCAGTCCATATTGGTGGCGTGGGTCATCTGTAAATAACAGGTCGCCGTTGGGCATTTCATAGGCATAGCCAGCATCGCTGTCATACTCTGGACGCTTGAGCCAGCCAAACGTATGATAGCTGGCCTTTGACAGGAATACGGCATCATTCTTCTTCATCGTCATCTTCATTTCCTGCCCCAACCTTAGCCGACATAATTAGTTCTTTAAGCATGGCACGTTGATCAGCATCAAACTTCTTAACGTCAACCTTAAATGTCCCCTCAAGAGGCCCACCATTGGGACCGCTTAACTCGGTCTTATTAGTCTCAGACCAACGGCCTCTGGTCTTCATCCAAAATATAGCAGCAGGTACAGCGCCTGGCTTATTGCTAGTGGCTATACTATAAAGGTTAGAAGCAACAGCCATGTTAGCCATGTCCGTTCCAGTATCCAATTCATCCCTAAAATGCTTCCGCAGCGTCTCGTCAGAGATACCGATGATCTTACCAATATTAACCTGCTGGATGCCCATACCTGCCATCATCCGAACTTGCTTTCGCTGTTGCTCGGTTGGCTGGAATGGAGCTGGGCCTCTTTTACCCCTCTTTAACGTGTCGTTCATTTTTCATCTCATTAAATGTTCTGCCATCACCATCTAGAATGGCTTCCTGCCCTGTGAAGTCTTGCCATCTTTTAATAGCAACATCCACATAAGCTGGAGATAATTCTATAGCATAACAACTACGGCTTGTCATCTCCGCCGCAATTATTGTCGTGCCAGAGCCGCTAAAGGGCTCATAAACAGCTTGTCCAACCGATGAATTGTTCTCAATAGGACGCTTCATACACTCGACTGGCTTTTGAGTGCTATGTCCTGTTTCAGACTTTTGAGGCTTATCTATTTGCCAAATGGTTGATTGTTTCCTACCACCATCATAATGCCCCGCTTTACCCTTTCTTACAGCATACCAGCATGGCTCATGCTGTGGATGGTAATCTCCCCTTCCAATTACAAAGTGAGATTTAGACCAAATAATCTGCGACCTTATGCCAAAGTCACAAGCTAATAAACTATCAGCTACAACGTGAGCCATATTACCAGCGTGCCAAACATAAGCCACATCACCGGGAAACAAAGCCCAAGCATCACGCCAGTCAGCTTTATCGTCATTAAGAACTTTCCCAACTGCTCGACCGCCAATTTTTTTACCATCTGCTCTAAGTGCATTATTACGCCAGTCAGCATCATATTCCACACCATAAGGCGGGTCAGTAACCATCAAATGAGGCTTTACGGGGCCAAGGAGCTTTTCAACAACATGAGCCTCTGTGGACGAACCACATATAATACGATGCTTCCCCAGAACCCATAAATCGCCCAACTCAGAAACGGGGTTTTCAGGAGCTTCAGGCACTTCGTCTGGGTCGGTCAATCCCTCGGTCTTATCAGCCAGCAATCCCTCAAGCACCTTGCCGTCAAAGCCAATAAGGTCAAGGTTGAAGTCCATACCTGCCAAATCTTTAAGCTCAACCGAAAGCAGGTCATTATCCCAGCCAGCGTTCATAGCCAGCTGGTTATCCGCCAAAACGTAAGCCTTCTTTTGCGCCTCAGTCCAGCCAGTCGCCGTCATTACAGGCACTTCCTTTAGACCAAGCTGACGAGCAGCCATCACACGCCCATGCCCAGCAATGATCTGCCCCGTCTCGTCAACCAGCACAGGCGATGTCCAACCCCATTCCTTGATAGACGCCGCAATCTGAGCCACCTGAGCATCGCTATGGGTTCTAGCGTTCCTTGCGTAAGGTATTAGTTTATCAATGGAAACTCGTTCTACT